TTTCAGATTTATCTTTATCCTTTTCGGAAACACACCACGGATAGGGAAAGTAACTTTTACCAACAGACAGATATTTAAAACATCTTCTTAAAAATTCAGAATCAATAAGCATATCTGCATCTAGAAACAATAAATTACTATATCTTGCATTTCTGGCAGAAATGTTCCGCCCCTCTCCTAATGAAAATTTATCTTTATGTATCGGTATTAATTTGGTATTTTTAGGAATCCAACTATAATTGGTATCTGTGGACTGCCAATCACTAATTACAATTTCAAAATTAATACCCATACTTGCTTTGACAACAGAATTTATAGAATTTTTTAATAACCTTAAAGGTCCATATTTGCTTTGTAAGTTGGTTCTGTTTCTAACGGTATAACAAACAGAAATTGATTTATTTATTTTCTGTTTGTTTTCTTGTCTTCTACGACTTCTTCTGTTGTGGTTCTTGATGGCGTCTGTTATCTTCATTTGGATTTTCCTGTTCTCCGATAGTAACATCTAAGTTTTTAATTGATTCATAATCAATATTCTCAATGTAATATTTACGAGTCACAGGTTCATCTGCCTCATCAGGTGTACTGACAATGTAGTCTGTAAATCCTGGCATCTGTAGAGGACATGCAAGTTTTGGATAATCTAATTTTCCATATTCGTCTGCTTTTGGCACTAAGAATGTTTGTTCTCGGTCTCCACACCCACAACCACCACAAATATGTTTTGTATCATCAATCTTACTTTGTTCTAAATATTCACAAGGAGGAAGTTCTCCACCAACACTTTCATTGCCAAAGCAACTCAAGACTCTAAGTTGTTTGATTGGTTTGTTGACTTTTTTGTTGTTTACACCCCTTGATGCTAATGCAACGGCAAAACTCTGCACCATACTAAAGGTTTTTTTAAGTCCTCTTTTGTTTTGATCTACTGGTACTTTTCTAAATTTTGATGTATTGTTTTCTTCCATAATAACTCCATAATAAAGGCTCACTAACTAATTATACACTATAATATGTATATGTCAAACCTCCGGGCTTATTTTTACAAAACGTACCGGTCTAGTCCAGTGGCGCCTACGAGTAATAGGACACACACTAACGAATTTTGTGTCAAAGTCTTGAATGTATGCCATAATAAGTTGGTGGTTATTTACTCCCAGCAAAGTAGAACTCCAATATGATCTTATCATATCCTCCCATTTATATGCTTTATTATTTTTTGTATTTTCAATAAATTCGGGTTTTTGAATCTGCTTGGCTATCCACGCAAGTGCGTAGTGTGAAGGTATTGCCCATCCACCTATACCGTTGTATATGTAGGAATTAACATCATTAAACCTATCCAAAGGTGTGAGCATATTGCGAACGCTGTCAAATTTTGATACCGATTGGTTTATTATATTTCGATTGTTTGAGTGAAGTTTAATAGGCTTCACCGTGCTGCCACCCATATCCTCCAAATCCTTAGGCAAAATAAGAACCGCATATTGTGACTTAGTGAAAGATTTAAATTCTTTGACATCGTTTGATACACCCTCAAGTTTATAGTCAATCCACCGCCCAGTTTTTGGATTGCCAAGACCTTCAAGACTCTCATGATGGCCATCTTCCCCCCCATAATTGAAAACGCCTGCATAGTATCCTGCAATTTGATATTGACCAATTTTCCACCCATCGACAACTTCTCTTGATACTGTTCCATTTTTAAGAAAATCTTTTATTGTAGTGACTTCAGAATCATTGCACTTAAAAGGAAATCCTGCATCATTTAATCCCATCCAAATTCCACTACATAAATTTTCGGTTTTTATTTTACAATCATAATTAACTCTGTCTTTTGTTGTAATACAAACAGAAGATACACCCTTTATTCCTTTTCCTGCTATAGTATTCTTATATCTTTCCTCGATATTTTTTTCTCTGGACTGTTTAGGAATGACTAAAATGTTATCAAATTCATCATCAAGAAAAGCAGTCCCTCCGGCGGCATATGCTGCCGCGGTTTCCTCACCACACATAATCTGGTCTTGTTCGGGTATTGTTGGGTCATTCCCACAAGCAACGGTGGCATAATGACTTGCACAACACTCAGGGCAATCAATGCATAAAGATTCGTTTGGTACATTTGGACAACACTGCTCTCTCGGCCATGCGGCCTCTTGCAAATCAGAGCATTCACCCGAAGAGCAAACATGCACACATTCTTTATATGGACCACCATCTACGTCACTACCATCTTGATGACTTACACAACAACCTTCTGGAAATCTTCTGTCATGTTCAACTGGATCTGGTGTGCCGTGTGAATATGCTCCACCAGTACATAGATTAAAAATATCTTCCCACTCATTATAAGTGTCACAAGAATCAATACTCCAAACTCCACCAATACGATTACACTCACAAAGAGAAACATCTTTCAATCCACTAGTATATTGTGGTATAAGACTACCATCCTCAACACTTTGTAAATATGCATCATAATCATCAACATATTCACACGCACAACAACATCCCGTATCGCTCAAATCGGGACAAACAACTTCACTTGGTATTTCTCCCTGTAGAACCTGTACATATTGGAAATAACCTCCAGCATTCATACATGTAATGTATGCAATTTCTACTTCGGATTGACTTCCATCTGGATAGCAACAGACCCCAGTATCCGAAAGAAGGCTGGTGTAATCTCCTGCCGATTTAATTCTTGCTCTGAATTGAATACTCATATACTATATATCATTCCCCGCATGGTGGATATGGACAACCGTTCATCATATTACAATCCATCCATTGACACTCTCCATTAGGCAGTCGAACCTTGCTGTAATTATTAATGCCTTTTATTTCATCTATATGATTTTTTTTATAATCGGTTTCAATTTTGTTTGGATGTGATTTTATTTGATTTCTTGGGGAACTTCCTCGACCCGCACAATATACACAGTCATCATAACACACCTCAGTCATACAAGTTGTGCCATCACCTTTATATGTTCCTAGACTTCCGCATTCCAATTGTGAAATGTCAAGACAGCCACCATTTGTAACACAACATGCGCCTATTACATCACATATTCCATCATAGCACGATACGGCATCTCCTTTATATGTTCCCACTGCATCCCAGCATTGCTGGGGTGTCTGCCAATCAACACATGTCTCCCATGGCCAAACAATGCAACAAGCACCAGTGGCACTTTCACTACAATCAACATCCGCGCAGTCCTCGTCAGCAAACAATATACCGTTCTTAGAAGTACAAGCAACTTCATCTAACCATTCACACGATATACCATCGGGCATACAACAAGCACCCTCAGCCAGGGCACACAATTCACAATCGGTAAAATTTCCCTGATATGATCCGAGTGATTCACACTCCCATTGCGTTACAGGGCTTACAGATTCACAACTGTCAACACCTCCAAGACCAACACAACATGCACCTTCGGGTTCATCACCAACACACGGCCATGAGTGTGAATCACTCGGATCACTTGTGCCGCATATTGTGTTATCACCCATATATGTACCACCAACGGCCGAGCAATCGGATTGTGAACGATGATGGCACTCTGTACCAGCACCGACATTTTCACAACAAGCACCAACTTCATCTATGCCCATTGACTGCCTTGTTAGTATTCTCCCCCACACAGCATCTGCGTAATCTGTACCGTGTTCATTATCATATGGTTCTATGACACCCGGTATGATATAGTCTTGTAATACATTTGTAAAATTAGGTGCATACATCTGGGCCACAAAAATAGGAGAATTATTCGTGTATGTGCCCATATCGGGTATGAGTGTAAAATATAAACTACCAGAATCCCCTTGCCAAGCGGACACTGCGCCCATATCTTCTTTTCTTGCAAGTTGGTCATCTATAAATCCCTGATGAGGTTGCGTCAGGTCCGCGGTATCAATGTCACCATGAGGTTCGGTTGAACTGGGCCCCCGATAATCAATCCACAAATTTTCTTTCGGTGTATTGAAACCATCGGCCGATGATGCACTAACTACGAGGCTCACTATATGACCTCTTATGTCTTGGCCAAATACAATTCCAGGAAAGCTTTCAATTTTTTCCACCAATGGATCATACTGAGATAATATCTCAGGCAGATAATATGGATATTTTATTTCTACATCTGGCGCGTAGATAGGGTCACCTAACGAAGTATTGTAATCCCCGTCTTCTGGATTTTCGATATTCTGCCCGGCAGCCTTAAATTCTAATATAGCCAATTCTCCGGGAAGATCAAACATAGACTCATCCCATCCGTTGAACTTCCCCAACTTATACAATTTGGTCCATTTAATTTTTTGATAATTCTGGCCCTTTCCACCAACAGTTCCATAAAATTTACGTGTGAGACCAATGGTGGCATCTACAGCCCAATAATGTGCAATTGCCAGCACATGATTTGGGGTGATTGCTATATATCGGGGCGGACTAGGTTCGCCAGATGCACATGTGTACGAAGCGGGCGGCGATCCATTCGGAATTTGATTCGTTTTCCTCCTTGATGCAGCCACACAAGAGAAAGATGGCATATCATAATCAAATCCATTTGCAGATTCTGGATTATAAAAATTAGGATTAATACCTATAACGTCCAGGGACGCATTTACATCTTCATAGAGAAAAAGGTCATGTCTATCTGGGTCATACCACCTATCGCATTCTGGTGGGGATTCAGGATTATTCTGATAATTAAATAGCATTAGTTATCTCCATGCCCTTCCACCAACGCGCGCACATGGTACACATAGTCCATTTTCACAACACAAACCAATAGGACATTGTATATCAGAAGCGCAGTCGGTATAATCGTTTTCACATTGTGGATAATCCTCACATAATGTTTCATCACCATAATACACCCCACCACTATTTCGGCAGAAAACTTTAGTATATCCATCATTACATATGCCATCGATACAACACGCTCCACCCCGCGGTGGGTCCATACTCCTAGCAGTTTTCTTTTCAACCTGAATAATTGGTCCGTCATCACACTCACAATCCATACAGGCCGCACATTCTGAACTTTCACTACACAAAAATCCACAAGTTCTTCTTATATGCCTATCCATCGTTCCAGTTCCACCAGGACCTGCATGACACCATTCACTACCACCATTATGCATTCTTATTAAATCTTCACAGGAATAGCAAGTATTTGGACAGTCTGTGTTAGGTCCGTCTTCGCATGGACAATTCCCTTCACACTGACAAGACCCGTTTCTTGTGTATTTTCTCCAATAACACATCATTGCAAGTTTACTTAATCGTTTTTGTTCTTCGCAAGAAACTCCACCGTTGCAGAATGTTTGTTCCCAATCATAATTTTGCAATTCACAACATGGACTAGAAGAATTAAATCCACAATGCCACTGTGCATCCTCCCAATAACCTTCTTTAATTTGAAGTGGACCACAAGACCAACATTCTCTTGGACATGGTGGTTCGCAATCATCACCATCACATCTGGTGAAAACAGGATTTCCGTGTGGACCACCACAATCGTCTGGACAACCAGATTCAGTATGACACGCACCATCAATTATACAATCTATACAAGCATCATCGCAACAAGTGTTAATAGAAAGTTCATCAAGAACTTCTTTTGTTGATTTTTCATCTGAGTGGGTTGGAGGATTAGCCATGTGGATTTATCTCCGTACACAACGGATATGGGCAAAATGGAGCCATACATTCCACCCAAACACACTCTCCGTTATCAAGTTGGACATTTGTATATCTGTCCATCGTGGTCGGTACGTTGGGAACTTGCACGGGGATACCTGGGGGGTCAATTGGGATGATGTCACCCATGTTACAACAAAATTCATAACACTCCGCTTCAGTTGCAAACTCAGGTGTACACCAGTCAGTAACAGGGCCGATGGGTGGCAATTCTTTATAGCAACAAAAATCAGGAATTATACCCCCATCTTCTGGGCAAGGGGAACAATTATCTTCTCCACCACTACAACACCAGCCTCCAAGTTCGGTACTATCACTACTATCACCACTATCATTACTATCACCAGTATCACCAGTATCACTACTATCACCACTATCACTACTATCATTACTATCACTACTATCACTACTATCACTACTATCACTACTATCACTACTATCACTACTATCACCACCATCACCACCGGGACAGGTTATACATCCACAAATGCTAGAACTGCATAGCGTACCATCACCTTTGTATGTACCACCCGCGGCCTCGCAATCTGCTGATGTATAGACACCCGTGCATTCGTCATTCTCGCAACATGCGCCAGTTGGGTCTGGTGTTTCACAATCCACAGTAGCGCAGGTTGTGCCATCACCTTTGTATGTACCACCCGCGGCCTCGCAATCTGCTGATGTATAGACACCCGTGCATTCGTCATTCTCGCAACATGCGCCGGTTACTGGTGTTTCACAATCCACAGTAGCGCAGGTTGTGCCATCACCTTGGTATGTGCCTTCCACGGCCTCGCAATCTGCTGATGTATAGACACCCGGAAGACAATTTAAATCAACGCAACATGCACCCGTTTGAAGGACTGGACAAATCACAGTAGCGCAAATTGTGTCATCACCTTGGTATGTGCCACCCACGGCCTCGCAATCTACTGATGTATAGTCCTCACCAAGACATAAACCACGACAACAAGCACCAGTACCAGGGCCACAATTAAACCCAATACAAGTTGCTACACCCCCAGTCCAAACACCACCGTCACTATTACAAGCTAAATGAGATGTATATGTCTCATGGCAAACCGTCCCTATACAACAAACACCTTCTGACCCCACGCAATCAAGTTGATCAAAGCAAACCGAACCATCACCTCTGTAGTCGCCACCCTCACCGTTGCAAATTGTCTCATTATAATTTTCATGACATCCAGTGTCAACAAAACAACAAGCACCAGTACCAGTGCCACAATCAGCACCTTCAACTGCACAAGTAGAACCGTCACCATAATACACATAATCGACCAATAATTCACAATCGGCCTCTGTTTTTTGTTGACAAGTTTCTGTACCGCCTTTTATGTAACAACATGCACCCTCTGGGTCTACAATTACACATGGGTCACCATCGCATGTCGTGTCATCACCAAGATAAGTTCCCTCCCCTGCCAAGCAATTCTTCGATGTTGTTGTTGAACAAATTTCATCTATACAACACGCGCCCTCTGGGTCTTCACTGCCACAAGTATCCACCTCGCAATGAATATTCTTTCCTTGCCATGTACCACTACCGTTATTAGTACAACTATAGTCTGTTTCTTGTGTGCAAGTAAAATCTCTACAACATGCACCAACTGCGCCGCATGCGCCGGTATCTATTAAATTCTGACAATCTTGCATAGAGCCACCACAAAGACTATTGCCCGGTGACCAATTAATACAAGAAGAATCCCCGCATCTGCCGTGTACATTCACACATTGCCAATTAGACACAGGTGAAATACAATCATCCCCCGTGGGATCTGGACACCAACAACAACGACCAGTATCATCACTACAATCATTATCGGCACAATGGCCATTTGCAATAAAGATTTCGTCACCGACACAATCATGTTCAGTAAGAGTTCCATCTGGGTCGCCACAGTGACCATTTCCAGTATCATTTTGGTTCGGATCACAACAAATACCATTTATGGTTACACATGGATTAGGATTGCAACTAGTTTTATCACTATGCCATGTTCCATAGATTTCACCACACTCACTTGATGTTAAAAGTGTACAACTGTCTCCAACACAACACGCACGAATATCACACAAACCAAGTGTGCTACAGTCCGTTTCGTTATTAAACCAAACACCACCAGCGGTTGTACAGACTTCATATGATTCTTCAACATTACATATTCCATTTTTACAACACGCGCGACAATCGTCACAATTGCAAAGATGCCCAACATCAATACATCTAGTACCAGGTCCTTGCCAAGAATGATTATCCATTGCTTTGCAAGTCGCTGCATCAGGCACCGTGTCGTCATCCATGCAAGTACCATCATCGTTATTGCAACACGCGCCGCCACAAGGGTCTGAAGAGCATGTTGAATTCTCACCTTTCCAATGACCTGTACATTTATCTTCTAGAACGTCATTAGAACACTGCCACGATAACGATGGTACGTTCCATTCACAACAAGCACCCCAGACGCAATCAGACGAATCACAGTCGTCACAATTCCATATTCCTAGCAACGCATCGCATGTCGTCTTCTTTACATGCAGGCACCCACCCCCTGCAGAAGGCATGCAACACGCCCCATATCGGTTATCACAGTCGTCACAATTCCAGAAGCCGTTGCAGTCTACTTGAAGAACATCGTCTGTGCATTCATTTGCAACACAGCACGAACCACTCTGCGGGCTGCATGGCCACGATGAATCATCACATTCTTCATTACCGTGCCACTCTGTGGACGGACAGTCCGCTTCAGTTGTTTGGATACAACTTGTACAGTCTCTATCTTCAGCCGATGAGGCAAAACAACATGCGCCGATTGGTGTACAATCCACATCAGCGCAAGTTGTGCCATCACCTTTGTATGTGCCACCGAAAGTATTACAATCAACACCATTCAAATTTTCAAGGCAACTTAAATCCTCAAAACAACATGCACCTGTTGCGTCTGATGTTCCACAATTCGCAGTAGCGCAAGTTGTGCCATCACCTTTGTATGTGCCACCGAAAGCAACACAATCAACATCAAAATATTCAAGGCAACTTAAATCTGCAAAACAGCAAGCACCAGTAACACATGGAATATAAACATACGCGCTACCAGTGTAGTCATCGTCACGGTATGCCCCAACAACAACTCTGTCGCCATCTACTGCGACGCTGTTGCCGAAGCGGTCTTCACCTGCCCCATCACTTGCAAGGAGTTGGGTTTCAATCCAACTGCTTCCATCAAATTGGTACACATACGCGCTACCAGAACTCATGCCGATGTCATCGTCACCGTATGCCCCAACAACAACTCTGTCGCCATCTACTGCGACGCTGCTGCCGAAGTAGTCATTACTTGCCCCATCGCTTGCAAGGAGTTTTGTTTCATACCAATAATCAGCTCCATCAAATTGGTACACATACGCGCTACCAGCATTGGGGCCGTATTCGTTATCGTCCCAGAGTGCCCCAACAACAACTGTATCGCCATCTACTGCGACGCTGTTGCCGAAGTAGTCACTATTTGCCCTATCGCTTGCAGTGAGTTTGGTTTCATTCCAAGCAATCTCATCAAATCGGTATATGTACGCGCTACCAGAATAGTTATCGGCACCGTGTGCCCCAACAACAACTGTGTTGCCATCAACTGCGACGCTTAAGCCGAATTCGTCATAACTTGCCCCATCTTCTGCAAGTAGTTTGGTTTCAAAATTCCAATCAGCTCCATCAAAGCGGTACACATACGCGCTACCAGAAGAGGTGCCGTTGTCATCGTCACGGTATGCCCCAACAACAACTCTGTTGCCATCAACTGCGACGCTGCTGCCGAAGCGGTCACCAACCGCCCCATCGTCTGCTCTAAGTTTGGTTTTTTCTTCCCAGATTCCACCGACGCGTTCGTAGATGTACGCGCTACCAGACCAGGTGCCGTTGTCATCGTCACTGGGCGCCCCAACAACAACTGTGTCGCCGCTTACTGCGACGCTTGTGCCGAAGTAGTCATTACCTGCCCCATCGAGTGCTGTAAGTTTGGTTTCATCCCAACCAGTTCCATTAAAGCGGTACACATACGCGCTACCAGATTCGGAGCCGTTGTCATTGTCGTTAAGGTATGCCCCAACAACAACTGTGTTGCCATCAACTGCGACGCTGCTGCCGAAGCGGTCACCAACCGCCCCATCGTCTGCTCTAAGTTTGGTTTCATCCCAACATGCAACGATTGGGCCTGGTGGTGTACAATCCACATCAGCGCAAGTTGTGCTATCACCTTTGTATGTGCCACCGAAAGCATCACACTCACCACCATTCAAATTTTCAAGGCAACTTCCATCACTCAAACAACATGCGCCGACAACATCACTATCACCACTATCACTATCACCACTATCACTATCACCACTATCACCACTATCACCACTATCACCACTATCACTACTATCACCACTATCACCACCATCACCACCATCACCACCGTCACCACCACCGTCACATTCGATATCACCACACGCCAAACCCTCAAAGAATTCATGTGGTTCAAACGTATCACAATAATCTTCGGTTACCCACGCGTGACATACTGCACCAGCACAGCAAGCACCAGTTAGGTCACCATCTTCACACGGCGGGTCGTAATCCGGGCCGCCGCAGATGTCTGCACCTTCAGTAATAATTTCAGCTTCCCAATCATCCGCGGAACTATCACACGCAGTGCCGTTGCCACACTGGCATGCGCCAGATTGACAAAACATCCCCGGGCACTCTCCACCGAAGGTGTGTTCTACTGTTACCTCTTGCTCCCCCTCACAAAAGCTGCCAGACATATCATCACAATTTTGTAGATTTTGATAATCGACTGGTAGACGACCTATATCTCCTTGGCAAAGTTCAGGTGGAGGGCATAACGCGAAAAGACAACCTGCTGGAATATATGCATCACCCTCTTCCGCCCAATGAGACGAAAGACATTTCTGACAGATGCCTTCGGTGCATTTGCATTTAAATATAAAGGTTTCTGTTGGTGCAGGCATTATTTATATTCTTCCATCATTAATCTGAACATTGAGCTGCCACCACCAGACGCCCGTTGTCCCTATGTTTCTGTTTTCATTACTCATTTATATTAAAACCATAATAACAATTTCCCTACTCCGGCGGACAACAGGTACTGCCATCGCCCCAATAAGTACATCCAGCACAAACACAATTTGTTGCCGGTACATCATCTTCACATCCGGCCGCAGGATAACAACATGCACCACGACCCGTGCAAGTCACGGTTGCACACTCTGTTCCACGGCCTTGCCATTCTCCCCCCATATCGTCACAAGCTTGTTCATCTGCTACATCCTGACAATCACTGAGGCCATCTAAACCAATAATACAACACGCACCACCGGGTTCACAACAATCAACAGTATCACATATGGAGTTCGGGCCCATAAAGACTCCATTAGAGTCTTTGCATGTTTGTGCAGTCATAACTTCGCAAGCTTCTTCAACATTTTCTATACAACACGCACCAACATAGATGGTTGCGTTACAACAATCCACTTCACCACACACACCTGGCACTGCAATACCACCATAAACATATTCACATGAAACTCTTGTTAGTGGTGGTAGTTGTGTTTCTGGATGCATGTCATCATAATTGCCATAGGTATCACCTATACAACTTCCATCTTTGCAACATGCAATTGGGTCACAACACGGATTTATACAAAGTTCACCACCATGATTTGTACACTCATCACCCACATTATCACACTCACCAGCACATTCTCCGAATTCATTCCACACTCCACCAGCAGCGGTACAATCTCCTAGACTCATATTTAAAACACATTCATATCCATCGCCGAAATCCCTTTTCCTGCTTTTGTGGCCAAATGGATCTTGACAACAAGCTTCTTCGCAATCTGCCATCGAACCATGAAGTGTGCCCTGCTCGCCAGCTTCGGAGTCCCAACAATCCTCCGCATCAAAAGGACACCATATCGGCTTGCAACAGAAGTTGGTCGGCATGTTTTCACAATCGCAATCGGACAAACTCCAAGCACAACAAAACATTTCCACTTCTGTACCATCATCAGGGCACTCGTCATGCGTCTCACCACCACCACTATCACTATCACTATCACTACTATCACTACTATCACTATCACTACTATCACTATCACCACTATCACTATCACTACTATCACTACTATCACTATCACCACCATCACCACCATCACCACCGGGCTCAAAAGGAATACAACAAGAACCCATATCACCACCACCACCACCACAAAGTGTTGAACCGCAGTCTGTCTCATCTCCTTGATAAATGCCGCCTTCATTATAACAATAATCACTGGACACAGGCGACATACAATTTGGGCCAACGCAACATGCACCATGTATATCAGTGCCAAAACATGAGTTACAATCTGTACCGAGAGGCATATGATCGGCATCACCCTCTATTATTTTCTGTTCACACTCCCACTGCCACATTACTCCAAGGCATTCTGTCGGTTCTACATCATCCCAGAAATATCGACAACATGGCAATGGTTGTTGACACCAACCATTGCCAGAACCAGAAACTTGTTCGTCAAGGGGGCATGAACATATATCTGCCTTGTACCAACCACCAAAATCTTCTACTAATGGACTGTATTTTCCACTATAACCATTAACCACACTCGCTTCGCATGTTGATGCATCCTTGCACTCATCTGGTATTATCCATGCCGAATCACCCGGACCGATGGATGCATCCATCGGTGGAGGATATGGACTTCCGACTTCTCCATATAGACACGTTTCATATAAACAAGTACCATCAAGAAGCTTACAGACATCATCGCAACCTCCTTCACCGTCATCACAAGTATCAAAATTCCAATCGACAGCACAGTATGGTTTCTTACAATCACTGCACTCAACATCGTCATACCAAGTATTGCCTAGATGGTCATCGTCAGTGGTCTCGCAACCATAACAACAAATACCCCATCCATCATTCGATGACACATCCCCACAAGTTTCCCCAACATAAAACTTGCCACCACCAGATATACAGGAAGCTTCTTGATAATCGCATTTGCACGTTGTGCCTTGAACTGTGTCCACTGTATTACAATCGTCATCGCCCACGGCCCAACAGCAACAGCCTTCATCCCCAATTGGTGGAGTTGTACAATTCTCTTCTCTACTCCGAGAACCACCCCCTCCTTTTATCCTATCCCCAACACATTCAATTACAACTGGAGGGTCTAAAGGAACTGCTCTCCCCCAGTCATCTTTTGTATAATAATAATGTGTCCAGAAAGTACCACCAAAATAATCACATTCTGTTGCTCCAACATTTTCAAGACAAATTCGGGTAGTGCCACCAAAGTTGCCCCATTCACCACCTTCACTACAACAAACACCCTGTGCCGTCATTCCACAATTTTCTGCACAAGTAGAAAATGGCCCCCAATATCCATGTTCCCCATCAGGAAAAGGACTATCCAATTCGTGACATTCAGATTCTGTCATATAATCACGACAATTCAATTCATTTTCATCATCTGTATAACAACAAGAACCTACACCATGAACACTTTGACATTCACTAGTTCCATATCCACGAACTGCAACATTTGCTTTCCAAGATACACCCCCATCAGAAGTTAAAAAGTTAATGATGTCATAACCACAAGAGAAATACAAATCATTCTTATCAAAATAAATATTTTCCGGCCAGTCCCAAAGGTCATTTCCTTTAAGATGCATAGTAAAACTAAAAACCTCATCAGAAGAAAATTCACCAGTAAATCCACGAATCCCGATAGGAGTTTCTACATCATATACACTTCCTCTTGTTACAGGAAGTTGAATACCAACACCGTCTGCTAGAGGAGTACCCCACGGATTTTCAGAATAATCACTACCAGTGAGTCCATAAGTTCCACTTATATCCATAGGACCAATTGGAATCACAATTTCTTCTGGGTCGTATGAATATAAATTCCCAGCTGCGGCCTTGCCAAATGGTATTGACCCAGTTTCACTTGAAGTTAATTCAGAACCTGTTGCACCCGCATATGTAAACCCTGCAAAAGCAGTTGCTCCACCAATCATTCTTTCTAGATAAGCATATCTACCACCCTGAACAGACGGAGCAGTTGCACCTCTTTGGTATTGTACATCACCACTGATTCCTACTATATCACTTGTTTCATATACATCAAGTGTTCCTTCAGCAGATAATCCTTTGAACCAGAAAGTCACACCATCTGTTACTTCTTTGAATATATCATAAGTCTTACCGCCACCTGTGCCGGTGTTGAGGCCATACGCTGTCCCACTCGCACCTGTTGGACCAGCAATATCTTTAATTGTAAATTCTCTACCATCTGATAAAACGAGTATTAAATCTCTAGTAGAGGGTGAAGGATAACCAGAAAGAACAAAAATTCCTGTTGCACCTGTTGGACCAGAAGCACCTGGTACACCAGAAGCGCCTGCGAGTCCCGTAATTCCAGCAAGGCCTGTATTTCCTCTAGGCCCCTCAACGAATTGTGGTGGTGTTATTAGACTGCTTCCGATTACTGGCATTTATAAAATCATCCTTATAGTTTATGCTATACTATTTATATTAATTAAAACACTTATCACACCCATTAATACATTTACAGTCGTTATCTATTCCTAACGCTTCACATTCTGAACAAGGAATAGGTTCTTCAAATTGTAAACATCTTCCGTTTTTACAACAACAAGAACATACCATCCAAACTGGTTTTTCGGGTTTAGAAACATCCACATATGGAGTGCATCCAAGTTCATTAGTTTCCCATTGTGAATTTGTACATATTGGTTTAACATCTGTGGGCAAAGATGGTATTTCATAAGACTTGGTAGAAGAATTGGGTTTGCAATTACCACTAAAACAATCTGTTACTGGACTAGCGGTATCTCCAAATACAGAACAATCTTCAGCAATACCACCATCTCCTAACGCACCGCTCCAACAAACCCCAGGGGAACAACAAGAACATTCACCACTTCCTACTTCTATAGTCCAATGATTTTTATTTGAGGGAGCAACCACAATATCAGGTTCAATGCAGGAAGAAATGTTAGTCGATTCTGGACATTGATTTTTTGGAACTGATTCTTTTACCTCTTTAGGTTTAAAAACCACATTACCCTGTTCCATTTCTAATCTGCGAACCCTCTTGTCTTTTCTATCTTTGGGTGATATACCAATTAAGGCCTCTGGTTCTGCTACCGATTCTGGTACATCATAATCTTTAAATCGGGATCCCGAACAATCAGTGTCGTTGCAACTATATCCTTGCCACTCTCCAAAGATATCAGCACACTCTTCGGCATTTTCCATTGAACAATTAAAATCTCTGCAACACGAACCCGATTCACAATTCACAGCATCACAAGAACCTATACTAAAGTATCCGCCAGCAATAAAACAAGTTTCTCTTGAAGAAGTAATACACTGCCATCCGAAGTCAATATCTTTCATACAGCATGAACCCAAAGCCACATAGTTGTCTGGTTGATTTTTGCAACACTCCCAACATGTACCATTTGCCAACCGTAGTGTTCCACATGAGTCGGTATCAACGCAACGGTATGGGAACTCTCCTTGAGGCTCACATATGCAGTCTATAGTATCGCATGTGCAATACGATGCTTCATAACCATCAATACACTCAGTTGCCTCTGGCATTAACTGAGTCCACCCATTACACCCAGTACAAGGTGGATTCGTTCCATCTGAACACTTACCATTTGAACCCAATTCGCCAGTCACATTACCATCGCTGTCAAGACAGTTGAAGGCATAATATGATTCATAAGAATAGGTGTCTTGGGGATTTCCATCGACCTTAGCTAAGTGCAGGCCTGCACACTCTGAACCCAATCCCCAGAATATGCCAGTAGATGGACCATCCCCACCATCGGTTCTTAATTTACCGCACATGTCCGCGGTGGTGTGATAACACACTTCATCAACGCAACACGCTCCGTAATTTGCTTCTAAACAACAGTTAGTAGACGCACAAGATTTATCAAACCACATGCCGTTTGGAAAGAAAGAACATTCGTGTTCAGTAAATTCAAAGCATTCAGTATCTATACAACAAGCTCCTCGTTCGGCACAAGGATGTGGACAACCACCCAATTCAGTACGAATGAATTCACAATCCAAATCTTCAACAAAGAAACCACCAAACAATTGACATTTTTCTTCACTGGTTGCAACACACGTTCCATTTACACAACAAGAACCTTCTGAGAAACAATTTGGTCCCTCCGATCTATTCATACAAACATCAAAGGAGAAATTACCACCGATTCCATCGCAATAAGTTTGAGTCACATAATCAACACAATCTCTATGGTCTGGTCTATCCATACCATCAGAACAATAGCAACAAGAACCTACTACAACATCTTCTAAAGAAAATTTAGTATCAAATGTTACTCCAGCAAATTTATAAACTTCACCTGGTGAACCACCACCCATATGAATACCGCTTGCAATTGCTGTTCCACCTTCTCCATTATATTGGTCTGTAAATATACTACTAAAAGTAACAGCAGTTCCATCAATGTTTGATGTACTTACAACTGCTGATGTGTTTATTGGGTTATCTGCTAGGTTATTTACTGGTTGTGTTAAGTTATTATTGGTTGTGGTTTGGTTGTATGATTCTTTGTGTGATAAAATTCTTGCAGTTAATTGGTCGCCACTCCAAAAAGTATTAGGTGCGCCCTGTGCAGACAATCCACCAAGTTCTGGATTGATGAATAAAAGTTCTCCTGTTATTCCCATTCTGCCGAAACCATAAGTTATACCGCCAAGCATAATCATATAATCGGTAGGTTCTCGGACTGCAATATCTCTACCAGAAATAGTTAAATTTCTAAAATACGCTGTTAGGCCTAATTTTTCACTAAACAGTTCACCATAATTGCCGCTAAAATCTTCTGTAATACCTCCTGCCCCTATAGTGTTCCAAATTACGAAATCGTCGCTCGGTCTATCACCAGTGGAGCCACGAACACCAGTAACTCCTAGTGTTGTTCCATCAGTAGTTTTCCAACCATAAGTGCTACCTTCAAAACCGGCCAAGTCAAATATAATTTGATGTGTATATAAACCACCAGTGTTTGTTCCCGTAGCACCTGTAATACCATGACCAGTAAATCCAGTAGTTCCTCGTGGACCAGTTCTTCCGTAAGTTCCCCCAGGACCAATAGCACCAGTAGGACCAGTAGGACCAGTTATTGAACTGATTCCTGTTAAATCTTCTATTCTACTGCTTCCGTGTATCATCTAGTACCTTTGATTTATTCCTTTGTCTTCATCCCGAAGAACATTCGGGAGTTTCCATAGTTTATAGTATTCATCTTCGCCGTCTGCAAATTTTCCATCACAACGAATTAAACGAATAGGTCTTACTTTATATTTATTGTGAGTTCTATTTTTCTTGCCAACTTTAAAGTTGCCTTCATGTCCATTTGCATCGAATTTCATTGCCCATGCAAGTGTTCCTGGGTCTGCGGTAATTCCTGCTGGTCCAGTTGCACCAACTGGATTAATAATACCTTCTCCAACTCCCAAAGTCGTTCCTTTAACTTCGTTGAACGCACCAGTAGAAGTCCAGTGCCACCCATTTAACGGAACACCATCTTCTTGAAGTAGTTCAGCATTTAAATTAAATCCTTGATACTCCCCAACACAATTAGATGCAATAAATGCCATTTCATCATGACTTGGAATATACCAACTAGAAACTCTATTATTAATAGGACCAGTTGCACCAGTGGCAGATATTAAATTATCACTAAATAATCGCGACGCTCGGAATGCAGAAACATAAGAACCAGTGAGTCCAGGACCAAAATCAGAACCAGAATAAGTACCATCATTATCGTTGTAGTTTCTGTATAGTGCATTATCAGCACTAATTACTCTAATATTATTATACATTCCCCAGTTTCTGTGCCACAATCCATGTGCAGATTGTATTGATTTCGTTTGTATTTTTTGTATTGCACCGTTACCAAGTCTTCTTGCCTTTCTACAAGAACTGAATGTATTTGTTGCAAGAGTACCTAATGCCGCGCCGGTAATTCCTTGGTTATACCAATAACCTTCAGATATTCTGAAAATCTTTTCTTTATACTCTTTGCTTATGTCATCGTATTTTCCAGTTCTTTGGTCATATATTGGACCCCATGCACTTCCACGGTTTCCCCAGAAGAAATCACTAGTTGCACCATAAACCACACTTGGATTTACTATTTCTCTGTCACCAGTAATTCCCAAATGGTGCATCGATACTACGATATAATATGCATCCGGTCTTGCAATTTCGTCTAATGTGGACATTTTATTATAGTCTGGACATCCGACAGAATCAAAACCATACCCATGATAATCATATTTAGATTTATATTTCTCTGAAGGATATCCTAGATTACCAGTAGAACCCGTTGAACCCTTCATCAATTCTTGCCAAGGTGTTTCTTTATTGCCACCAAACGACTTGTTGCCTCTTATTGAAGAACCATGTGGTCTATAAAGTCCGACCACCATTCCTCCAGCATAAAGGTCACCAGGTTTTAAATTTAATCCAGACACTTCTGGAATGCATCCAGATGTGCTTGAGGATTTTCTTATATCTTTAACATCGTTGCATTTAGTATTATTCCCCGCATAAAGATAACCACCACCTATACATGCACCACCCGACCAGCCATCCTCACATATAGTATTACTTAAAATGCATGCACCCGTTCCACCTTGACAAACATTAACAACACCTTTACTGTTTAAATTACAAGAAATTCCAACACCAGCAAAATAATATTTTCTTTTATTGCATTCTTTTTCCGTCAATGTAAAACATTGTCCTAAACCATCACAACATGCACCTTTCTTGTCTTTAATATTTCCACAACGCATATCCACACATTCACTTCCTGTTCCACCAAACGAAGAAACATAATTTAATTTATCGCCCAATTCTACACAATAATTAGAAGAAATATCTTCATAACAAGTGGTTTTATTTATCTGTGTATTTGTTACACAACACGCACCAGGTTCATAGCAAATACTTCCACTTCCACCCGCACCGCAAGTTGTTCCTGCACCAAAATAATGACCATAACACAAACTTGGTGTTGTATAAACACAAATTCCATCACCCACACAACACGCACCAGTTGCTCCAGTCATTCCAGAATTATAATTTCTGAATTCCGTAGTATAATCACTAGTTTCTGAATGGCAGAAGAATGGGTCATCATCAGTTCCCGAAATGATATCTGTTGCTTGAGATTTCCACTGCACAATATTTCCATGCCATGCCGCACCACCCACACAATGACTTCCATCTGGGTGGCCTAAATCTCTTTCTTCACAAGGCAACCAGAAGAAATTGATAATATCTGTTTTCCCACTCCAACATGGTTCTAAATCTAATGGCCAAAGTATATTCCTTCCATCGAATCTAGATGATTCATATCCAACAGTTGCACCATGAGTAACGAGTGTAAATGCTTTTCCTAAATTGTTATTTGAGTTAGATTTATTTCCAGTATATCCAAAGTGTGCATCACGAAAACGTAGTTGAACTCCACCAGTATATCCATCAGAATCAACATTTTCAAGTTGCCTCATATCTAACACAAAGTTTTTTGCCACATTTGGATCAATTGGTGTATTTGTTGGCGGAGCATATATCGGGTCATGATCAGGATATTCGTTTAAGTTTTCTAAATCTGAACCAGAACCCGCGGCACCAACTGTGAGGTATTTTATCTTTTCTTTATAATCTTCAACTTTTGTATTAATTGCATATGCACCATCTTCTAATCCACGACTAGTTCCTATATCATATGTTGCACCAGTAACACCAACGAACCAATGAACATTCAATGCGTTAGAATCAGTTCCTACTAATTGATTTTGACTACTACCAGGACCAATATCAAGATAACCAAATCGACCTCTGTCAAAATGAATATTAATCGTGTTTAAATCGTGTCGTTGAGTTAGAGAGATTGCAGAACCATCATTATCACCAGTAACTTCGATACTCTTTATTATAATAGTATTTAAATCTTCTGCACTATTTCTGCCTTTTGCAAATGTTGCACCACCTGTGCCAATTCCACCAAAAGTAATACCAACATCAATTAGGTTATAAGTATCTCCCGTTTGTCCTTTTATTTTTGTTGTTGTGGTGTAACCGGCAGTTTGTCCCCGAAAGACTCCATCACGGTCGTGTATTGCAAATATGGTATGAAGTTTATCACCAATAAGGTACATATCGGTGATGTTGCCCCCACTCCATCCTGTCTGTCCTAATGGTGATCCGCCGGTAGGTCCTGTAGGCCCAGTTGGACCAGTAAATCCAACCGGTCCAGTGACTGCTGTCTGTCCGATTGGTTTGAAGTGACTGCTACCATGAATAATTGTTACCATTATTATATTCTACTTTGTTATTTTTCTGAACCATAGGCAGAAGAGAAGGTATCAGAAACCCCACCAGTCCGTTGAGTTAATGTATTTACTTGGTCGTTTAGTTCCTTTATATTTTTTACTAAATTAGTAACTTGATATGAGTCATCAGATACCGCAAGTGTATCACTTACCGTGATTTTTTTAACCGTTAAGTCTTGAGGAAGGGATACTACCGAATTTCTTGAGGCAGTCCACTTACCTGGAATTAAATCTTCTGGAGCAAAGCACATATATTTTAATTTCTTTTTGACATCCTTGTTGTTTATTATCAGGGTAATATCTTTATTTGATGTGTTTTGAGAAACTTTAGGCAAAGTAAAACTAAGATATGTTGCAGGTGTATTGGATAATTGAAGTGATGCACCACTTGATGAGGTAAAATAATTATCAGGCACAATATTTCCAAGATTAGGATATTCACTTGCTTGGAACTCAAGGTCGATATATTTATTTGCCGTACTTACATTGAATACTCTGCCTGTTATTGTTAGTTTTCCATCACCATCACGCATTTTCACTGTTTGTTTTACCAGAGAAGTAGGAGGAGCAGATTTAACATAACATCTAACTTTGGTTTTACTTATTGATCCCAATGCACCCCTTTGGTATGCATACCCATAAGTATTTTTTGTACCATCTGCATCATCCAAATTCAATTCACTTCCCATCGGCACCCAACCCTTTCTAGTCTCATCTCCAGTTTGAAGAGCAATCATTTCTCTAATTGCACCAACTGGATTATCACGAAGGTCTTCTGCAACTAATTGCCCACCCGCTTGATATCCAATATAGTTTACAACTTGACCGGTCCATGGAGAATCTGGAGCAACTTGATATATCGGTTTAATAACATTAGTAGGTTCTGTTGGTGCTAAATTTTGAAGCACACCAGCAGTTGCCGCACTCAAGAAATATATATCATTTCCACCGGCAGCGCCAGATAATCCTTGAATTGGATCTTGCCAAATTGCATCCATCAACCTAACAGATGGGAGATTGATTTGTCCGGCCACCACAACAGTTACATATCCGTCATCACCGACAAGAGGGTCACCTGCCACATTAACACTTTCAACAATACCCACCACTTCAGAGTTTTCAGGTTTATTCGCCCTTGCTTTTATATATTTACCACCACTGGGATTATTTGTTTCATGATATGCTATAGGATTATAACGAATAGCATCTCCATAGGTAATTCCATCATCCCCTTGATATTCAGATAATCTTCCACCAGAAAATCCACTCAAAGGAACTGTCATTAAAAGTCTTGCACCACTACTTGTGATGTTGTGAATGTTCAAGTTTCCTGAAAGATTTGAACTATTATTAGTATTACAACTTGGCATTGATTATCTCCATCATGCGTTTGGCATATCCTCGGTTAAGTCTGCATCTGCAACATAGTGTGTGGATACTTGGTCCCACAATACTGTACCTTCTGGGATGACAATATATAAACCATCTCTTGTTTTGTGTTCTGCAATAATAGTGGTTGCACCTGTTGAAGATATTCTAGTTCCGTGTGGAGACTTCGTTCCAGCAGTTTTTCTCAAATCTGCTTCTGCTGTTCTATTATATGCATCTCCTGTTTGACCCGATTTTGGTGAGAAGAATGTAACACTTGGTATTGAATTCATTCGTACTGGGAATCTGTGGTAATAATCTTTCATTGGTGTAGTTGTAATGTCTAGTACAGTTATTGAAGGATTATTATCATCTAACATAGTTACACTATGAGTATTTTCATCTACATTATAAGTTCGTTGATAGAACTCACTACATTTTTCCAATTCCCTCGCTTCGTCTGTCGGTCCATTCACGGTTGCAACCAAACCCCTTTCAAGTTTAACTTTTGCAAGGTCGAAAGTTGTATTTAATTTTGTAACATCAAACCCAACACCAACATAATGTTTTCCAGTAGGTGAAACTCTTAGATTTGGCATTGTAAACGAAACCTCATGTTTACCCCAAATACTTCCTAAACTTGCCAGTGCAACATCTTTTGTGTGTGAATTTGTTCCGTCATATTGATTTACCACGATGCCTAATGTAGCACCAGTTATACCACACTTCGCACTAAAGGATAAAGTTACATCTTGTCCTCTTGCGGTTCTTGCATCATTTATTCGGTTTTGAATAACAATTCTATCACCATTATGGCCTCCTGTGCCTGCAATTGTGTGACTAGATGAAAGATAATATTTTGGATTACCAAATACATCTATTTGATTTTTTGCAAATTCTTGTCTTTGTATGCTATATGTTCCTAGTATACCACCCGCACCAGAAACACCATCAATTCTTACCCAACGGTCTGCAAAATATGCTGTTCCTGTTGCACCAAAGGCAGAATCTTTACCTACACCTCTTTGCCAAATATCAAATCCACCATTGACCATTAGGTTTTCGTTGACAGCGGAGCCGTATGTTGCCCCTCCAGAAGTAGAAGAACGGAAGGCCCAATTCTGACTTACTCCTCCCCCCGGCCAAGTACTTTCAGCAGTACTAGCACCACCTCCACCTCCACCTCCACCACCATGAGTTTGATTTATAATTACACCTCTGCGCTGGTCTGAACCATCTGGCCAGACAACCGCAAATGGTTTAGCAGAACCCGCGGGCGCTTCAGAAGTTAATTTTCCGTTAGAATCAATATATACCAATCCTGTTGGTGCTGAACCTTTGCCCTCACCAAGAACAGGAATATTATTTAAGTGACCACAAGTAACAATTTCAATATAATCTGTTCCATCTAGAGTAACTCTATCGATAACTAATCCAAGTGCCGCGCTTAATTCGTCTGGTGCTTTTTGAACTTGCCAATTAGAACCATCATACCCCGCAACAACACCACGAACCAAGGCCGCATTTGATGTCGCAATCCAGAATCTGTTGTCGTTAATGCCACCCGTTCCACCTGTACCACTGCCTTGCAAGAATTGTCCTCGATAATTAAGAACAATCCCCTCATCTCCAGCGAGGCCCATAATTATGGGTTTGGATACTTGACCTCCAATTGTAGGTTCTAGTGGAGTTATACCACCGCTAGTTCCAGGACTTAGGAAGTAAACTTCACCGGCAGTTAAACCAACTCCATCGTTATGTCCCCAAACATCACCAAAGTTTCCTTTAATTCTACCAGAAAGACACACATCAATATATGTGTTATTATTTGTATATGGTCCTTGTGGATATGTTGAACCGTCACCCGCACCACCAACTACCGGCCAAGTAGTACCCCTAACCACACCCATTACTTCTGCAAAATCTAAAGTGTCTGCTCTGCCTAAAAAATAGTTTGGAGAACCAGTACACCCCTCTTCTCCAGGAGAGTTTGATGTTTTTACACGAATAGGATTACCAAAAGTAAAACCTTTTGTTCCCGTATATCCTTGGGATGAATTAACTCTTACATTAATTGTTGGGTTTTCTAATTTACTTAAATCATAATTTAATACACCAAGAATGGAAACATCTTCATTGAATGTGATTCCTTTTGGAATTCTATCTGCAAGACTACATCTAAATGTCCCCGCGGCAAGGTCACCTTCATTTATAGAAGTCAAATCTCCGCCTACTGGGTCATTGGCGGCAGTAGTACCAAGAGTAAACACAATACCTTCACCAGATATACCATTGTATATTTTACCGAGATTGAGTTTGTTTATAACTGTGGTGTTATAATGACTTGCCCAATCAGCAAATGTGTGATTACCCGTTAAATAAGGGATGATATATCTATTGTCGTCTACATTGTTTGCCATGTTTAGTTTCTCTTTTTATATATTTATATTACCATGTGTATAGAATAATATTGTTCATATATCTTACAGTCTTGTTGTATGGGTTAATTTTACACACCAGTGATAGTTTATCGTATTCCTCTTTTCCTCCAGGAAGAAACGCGCCACCGTCACTATTTGGCCAATTAGCATTGCTAACCGTAGATGCACCAATAGCATTTATTGAATACCTAGAAGCACCACATCCCATAGGGTTGTAACCCCCCGCGGAATTGTCTGCTAATTCTGGGTCACACGGATGTGTTATATCATCATCATTATCACAACAATGATAATATTCTGCTTGCATCACAAGGCCTACTGGAATTTCTGAATTATACAAATTTTGACCTTGTGGTAGGGGAATAGGTCCAACTACAAAAGATTCATCAATATAAATCCAATGCTTTAATCCACTGATATATTTCGTACTATCGGAAGAACCTGCCCACGGATTTCTTCTTGGAAGTTCCACACACCACCACCCAGGATTAAATGTTATTTTCAATCTATTCTGGGCATTAAGATACTCTACTTCTACTTGTGAAGTATGTATGTTATCGCCGACGGCATCTAAATAAGGACACTCAAAAGGATGAAGGGGTGTAGCACCTCTCCAACCAGGCCCAGAAATTGCATATTCTTCAACATGGCCACCATTGGCTGAGTTTTGACCACCCACGCCTATCCCTGTATTTCTTGTCCAAGGAGAAGTTCCAGTTACAGAACCATCGCCGGGAACAAATGCACCACTCGGCTCTCTCCACATAGGACCCACACCAGATGTAATCCAGTTATTCATCATAGCAATAGTGAGAGTCATTTGTAATTGAAAATTTTCTTGTATTTCATTTAACTCAGACGCCTGTAGTGGAAATCCTGGTGTAAATGCAACAGATTGATAATTTTTTGGTTTAGATGTAAATTCATCATTCGTTGCAATATTTCCTTCTACCCTACTTGAATGTGGTCCGGGAGATAGGGGAAAGGAGGGGTCTCCTCCAGTTCTAATTGGTACTGTGCTATTTGGCATTGTTATTAACTCCTAAAATCATAATGTTAAAGTTACTTTACATTGCAGGTTTATAAATCCTGGTTTATCGGCGCCTTTTGGAACATTCAAAGAAAATTTATTCACATGAAGAATGTCTGTTGCTTGTGCATCGAGTTCTTTGCCCGACTGCGAAGATGTTGGTTTTAACCATGCAGTGTTGGGTGCTTCCCAAGTGTCTCCCGAAACATCAACATATTTAAAATCTGTTGTAAAATCTGTATTATTGCCTGCAAACATCTCCAAATCTACACTAGACACACTGGTTGCAGTTGCATTTGCAAATATCGCAGGGCCTGCCTTTGTGGTGGAAATTTGTGTATTTCTTTTTACTTTTTCTCGCGATTCTTGTTCTTCAATATTGGTAGCCAAATCCATCGTTACCGATTTTTCAACTTCTGTATTTCTGTATGTTAATCTAGAAGAGTTTGGGGTATTGTTTTTTGAGTTAAAGTAAGGCCTGTTACCCGCATACGGCACACCGAGGGCATAAGTATTAAAACTATCAACATTCGTTTTGTTTTGGATGTCTGAATAGGACACAGTTGTGTTCACTTGAACCCGTGTTCCACCCACCAACTCAGCAATTGCTGATAATTCAGAAAAATCTGGAAGCATAACCATACGGAAATATGTTGCATCTATTCCAGGCACCATCTTAGTAAGTTCTGCTTCTGGAAATAGCGGCATCGATGTATATGTGCCAGTACTTATAAGCGTCAATCCTGTGATAATTTCTTTATTGCCGTCTTTAACTTCTGTTGCTAATCTATAAACTGTTTTGGTATTTTTACCGGGTGCTTGTGGTCCAATAAACTCTAATAATTTATCTTCTTTCCAATAAGCAGTATTAATTTCTCTTTTTGTAGAATCTAATCCATCAAGATTAACATGACACAGAACAGTACCTGCCAATTCACCCTTCCAATTCTGTGCAATTTTTGCGTTTGTTTTTGCCATACCTTTTTCTGGTAAAAATTTATCGTTCAACAACACATCAAATTTATCATAAGTTCCTATTGTACAAGGACAAGGTCCACAATTGTTTGGATAATTATCTAAATCACAATCTTGACACCTTTCACCTGTTCCTCCAGTAGGACCACTCCCAACAAACTTAGTAAATAAATAATCCATATCCAAAGACCTTGCCATTTCTAGACAATGATAACATTTTGCACATGTACATTTATAATAATCCCCTGCACCCCATGTCACACCCGCAACATCATCATAATAATCTTCTTTATAATACAAACAACAAGTTCCTGTAGTTTGTTCGCCAGCAGAACCACATATTCTTGTTGCTTGAGCTTTTACATCTTTAGAATTTAATTCCTTGTGTTCCCCCCAATGGTCCTTCCAATGTGTAATAGGAAACCAATTCGGACCTGCTGGATCAACCCCATCAAACATTTTCCCCACAGTAGCATAAACCCACCCCGATGATGTTGTGTGTAATCCGTTTCCTTTATATGATGGAAGACCTTTTGCAAAACTTTCTGAATCACATAAATCTTCACGCCAATTTAAATTACTATTCCCCAATATGCAGTGCAAGTATCCAGCACCGTCAAGTGTATATGACTTGCCACTCTGTTGTTCTACTATTGATGTTCCATCTGGTCTGTATGCAGTGGGGCGGTCAACGGACGAAGCGAACTTTCTTTCTCCTGGCTGTACTGGCGCAACTCTAATAATATCATTCCATATCAAACTCTTTGCGTATACCATAGAATTCTTAAAGTTATTAATTGATTCGGAACTATTCTGTATCGTATCCGAAGCCGCAACTCTTCCCAATATTAAAGATAAACCTTGCATGTTTCGCAACTGCATCAAGGGCTCAGCCTGAGCTAGTATCGGCGGTTTGTTTTCTAATATATTAGCCATAAAAATTCCTTAACATGAGTTTGCAGTACATCCAGTTAGACCGAGATTTGGACTATTTTCAAAAGGACATAACTCTATGAACTCTCCTATATATATCTCTTTAAATGGTGTGCGATTAGTTAAATCACCAGATATTCCATATGCCCAATCAGGATAGAAATGTGTGGGTGCGCCATAAGTATTTCCTTTTCCTTGACCTGAAAGAGTAATACCACCCCATGCATCAAAAGTAGAACCCTTCGTGCCTTCTATACAAATTGCACCTTCACCTATGCCTGCCCACCCACTTCCATGTGTCCATCCAGTTAATCCACCCAAACTGGACTCACCAATACCATAAAACATTGCAGTAGGTCCATCATATGTGTGGCCACTGCCAGAGCAGCCCATACATTTTCCAGGACTTGTTATATCGTTCATTCTATATCCAAAATAATTTTCTAATTTTGGAGCTTCGCATAAATTAAAACCACCATCAAAATCATCAGGTGGAATATAATCTTCTTCAGTCTTTTCCCAAAAACCCTTCATCCCAGCAGGATGAAGCATTTCATACAAAGCATCAAAGTAAATTGGCATTCCTGTTTCTTCGTTAATTTGTGATATGTGCCCTTTAATAACATATGAATATTCTTGAAGCCAATCACTATCTTGGAATCTCCATCTTCCGTTTAGAGTGCTACTAGGCAACACATCATATACATGACTATGCGGAGTCTGTTTGGGATCAGAAGGTGGTGTTGGCAAATCAACCTCAAGTGGCGCGATGTCGTCCGGCATACCTGTGATATAACCGTAAACATATTGTCCGTCAAATCTACCACCATTTAATCGAAAAATATCTGTCTTTGGATAATAGAATTCAGTAGATTGGTCTGCACCATATAAAGATTGAAAGAAATATCGATAAGCGTCTTCTGTGCTTTTTCTTTGATAAAATGCTTGTCGAATATTTTTTATAAATGTTCTAACTCCACTGTTCGCGAGGTGCGATTCTGAGGTAACACCATGAGGTGCATCAGTAGTAATTCCTGACAGATACCAATCAGGAAATCCAGGAGCATATGTGTATATAAAATGCTTTAAAAAATCATCAGGTGTGTGGTCAATATCTAATAATTCACTTATTGCTATGGAGTGTAGAGGTAAAGAAAATAATCTATAACCACCAAAATTATATAACCAATCATAATATGCTTGAGTAAATTTTACCAAGTAATTTGTTGGACTAGATGATTCACTTCTTTTTAAGATGTATCTTGGGAATAAATGCCGAATATCGATGTGTTGGTTTGATGCTTGATCTTCCAGTCTATCAATTTTTTCCCCCACCAAAATCATTTGATAAAATTCATTATGGTCTGGTGGATTGAATGGAATACCGTTAATAAACATTTATATCAAATTCCTATACTCTTATACTCTTACAAGTTCAAGATTAGAGACATTTACTTTTGAAATAATATTTTTATCTGCTACAACCACAGAACCTGATGGTGTCACTGTAACATAAAAAGGTTCAGAAGCAGTACCTTCATATAAATCTAGAATCCCCTTTTCTGGAATCAATACACCAACATTTGGAACACGACTTATTGTATTATTTTCGTTTTGATAAAATGCTTCTATTTTTTGTTTTCCAAATTTATCCACCGCACCATAAGTTCTAATTTTAATCAGCTGGCCAGCAGGAATATCATAATCTCCTGTAATCTTTGTTCCTGCAACAAATTCAGAAGAACTAACACTGCTTTGTTTTAATTTATTTCCAAAATTAACCCGTACCGAACCATGTTGTGGTCCTAACACCACACCCTTAATAGAAAAAGAAAAGGTGCTTGAATCGGTAGAAACAGCAGAATCTCCAACAGAATTAATAGCACCAGAAATCTCAGATGCGCTAAATGTGTTGTTAAATTTTAGAGGATATTTTTCTACTATTACATTTATTATTTTGTTCATTATTTGTCCCCTTGAAAGATCGGTTTGCATGGGATCCCAAGCAAGCATTCCAGAAACAACAACTTCAATTTGTTGAGGATTCACAAATTCTGGTAAAATAGTAACACAGGTTTTCTCCTTTAACAGATTTACTACACGTTCTGCAACAGCTGCCAAATCTAGTGCGTTGTCTTCATTAACAGAAACAAAAACTCTACCATACATTGGAGGGTCCATTTCTTCTCCACCCCACACATTAAACACAGATAATGGATTATCAACATTACCTCCAATTCCATACCTGGCTAGCATTGCTCTGCAATCTTCTACCGTTACTGCTCTATCTTGTGCCGCAAACCACCTTGGCGCAAAGAATCTAATAGACTCTAAATTTGGTTCGTCTGCACCACCAGAAGACATTGACACCGTATCAGTTTCTGCACCCGCAAGGCCTTGAACTCTAAAACTTCCTACTCCGTTTCCTGCATTGCCGTTGGTTTTTAAATAGGATACTCGTACTAAATCATTTGGCCCTATTTGCTTTCCTACTTGTACAGTAGTATTAATTCCAACATTTCCACCAAACACAATAAAGAAACCTAATTCACTTCTTTCTAACCAATATACACTACTATCGTCATCTAAACCAGATTGTATATTATCCGCTTTTGCCCAAGGGTCCCATTCGTTATTTCCATGTAGTTTTACTTCTATGTTAATCGTGGAAATATCGATATCTAATCCGTGCAAAAATCCTTTTTGTGTATCTCTATCAACCAATAGTGGAATATCTTTTGATAAACTTTTCCCTTCATATATCTCTACAATTGCTTCTCCGTCAAGATTTAATGGCCATTCATCAACTGTATAGAAGGAGTATGCTGTTCCTGCTTCATTCCTTCCAGAAAATCTGGTGTATTTTTCAAGTATTGGATTACCACTGCCGCCGTGACGAACTTTTGCTCTCGCTTTTGCTGATATCTTGCCGGGTATTACATACCCCAACGGTTTAACGAGTGATATTAATGATGATAATCTTTGTGCTGAATCTAAGAACATTTCACTCGCAACCATATTTGAATAGTGAGCATAATACATTGTGTTGTATGCTAGAACATCAATAAGCACTTGAACTGCTGAACCCGAATAATCGAAATCCTTTAATGTGTCTTGAGTTCTAAGAAAATCTATAATACTCCCTTTAACAGAGTTAAAATCTAAACTTCCAAGATTTGTGTTTGGTTGTGCCATGTTTTATCTTACCTTTTTTACCCCGATTTGAATTGCATCTTGAACCGCGACGTTTGATGTTCCCTTTACCAAAAAATATGAAATATAAACATATAGTTGATTAGAATCTGATACTGTTGCTCTTGCATTTGATTCCATTCCGCCTAATACACTGCCCTCGTAAAAGGGAACATCTGAAATGTATACATCTTCAATTTCAATTCTTGGTTCATATGCTTCTACAGTTTTTCTTATCTCCATTTGAGTGTTTATGCTGTCTGAATAGACGAAATTATCAAATAAAGAGTCTTCAATCCTTGTTCCAAATCCTCTATTGAATGGTTTTTCTCCAGGAATTGTAAGTATTATGTTGATAAGAGATTGTCGTACAGAATTAACATCCCTCACTACTCCTACATCATTAGTAAATTTATTTTTATTTAAATCTATATTAATGTCTGTGTTTGTACTTGCAATGGCCATTTATTTTTCTCCGGGTGAATTTATACTATTCTAATATTGTATGTATAAACACTAATGATAATTTTATCGTGATATATTGAGTTAATCTGCGTTAGATCCGCCTTGTTCAGCAAGACGAGCAACCTGCGTTAGATCCGCCTTGTTCGTTTGGGTCTTGGACTTGAGTATCCCTTACTGCAATCACCACCATCGCACCCGCGACAGGAAATCCGCCAAGATGATTAATTATTCCTTGGACTAACCACCTCCCTCCAAACTTTTTTTCTTTTACAGACGCCGTCTCTTGGTCTACAATGTAAATAAACATACCTGGCCTCAAAGTATAATCAGGCATAAGGTGGAGTTTGACGGTTTGTGAACCAAGAAGTGTCATTTGTGCGTTTCTTATCAACGGTTGGTTGGGTTCTGTGTCCCAATACGTTGCATAGGTTCTTGTTAATCCGAGATATTCGCCGAACTTTTCCCCAACACAAGGACAGTTGCAACTACTTGGATGCTTTATATCTTTCCATAGACATCCCAAATACTCTTCTCCCAAAACACTTTCAATCAATTCACACTCTTTAATGGATTCTTCTGCTTCTTCAACTTCTTTTTGGGTGGGTTCTTTCATGTCGTCAGCAGAAACAGTGGGGGGAGGTGAACTCCCCCCACCATCATCACAGTCACCAGTGGAACAGTCTCTTTCCACGAAGAGCAAAAGTTCTTCACCATTTATTATTTCTAATTGTTCTTCTGAATCTGGTTTTAATTCTTGACAAGGACAATTACACAAATCATCATCCTCTGGGCAATCACAATTGTCTACTGGACCGTCTGGGTTTGCACACGGATACTCATCCCACACACCGCCATGTGCATGAGTTATTTTTCTGCTATGAACATATGCGGTGTTTGCAAATTCTGTTAGTTTTGATATTAATTGTACTTTCTTCATATAGACCTCTTTTTATTATTTATACTAATCATAACCACGGACATTCATAGTGGCCGCAGACTGCTTCATTACAACAACAATACCAATACCAACACAAACCGTCACTATCGGGCGTATCTCCTGGTTCGCACGGCACATTGCCTCCTGCTGTCACTTCGCAATAGCACATAGGACCGTCAGGAATATCATCTCCAACACAGGTGTCTCCAATGTCGCAAAACATACACGCTTTGCTTTCAAGGCTTGGAACATAAATACAGCACAGTCCCTCAGGGCAATCTGAACTGGTGTTACATTGATCATCACCATCTGGTGGTTCTGGATCACAATCAACACATTCACCGCCTTCACAACACTGTGCTGGCGGACAATCATCATCCTCTTCACACTCTGGTTCTGGTGGACAATCAACACATTCACCGCCTTCACAACACTGTGCTGGCGGACAATCACTATTCTCTGCACATTCGGGTTCTGGTGGACAGTCATATGTACATGAACCGTTCTTACAACATTGACTGCCAGGACAATCATCATCCTCTTCACACTCTGGTTCGCAAGTAGAACAACACCCGTCATAGCAACATTTATTATATGGACAATCACTATTCTCTGCACATTCGGGTACACATTCGCCGTCTTCACAAGACCAACATGGTGGACAGGGGTTACTGGGACCACATTCATCTTCAACTGGGCAATCTTCTTCGCAATCATAACTTTCACAGGTTTCACCCGAATGCCATAATCCGTCCCCATTTGTTTCTTCACAGCATTCCCATTCTTCAACATTATCAATACATTGACAATCACAAGATGCACACGGTACACAATTACCAAAATCAGAGCAACAATAATCAGATTGACAGTCTGCATCGACTTCACATTCATAACCAATATCGCAGATGTCATCATCATCACAAGTACTACCAGCTCCCTTCCAAAGACAACCACCATCCATCCAACCTCTACGATCATCGCACCATTCAAAATCAGTAAGAATACACTGCCAGTAAGGAGGCACCGGTTTCCGACAGCAACATGCCCCCAACTCCTCTCCATCTCCACAATCACGTTCACAGTCACCTTCAACACACCTGGTTAAGTCTTGGACTTCGTTGCAACATTCTCCCTCTGCACAGTCGCAATGCTCTTCACATTCCCGAAATAAACATTCCTGACACGGTCCAGAACCTGGACAACCGTAGTCGGCCGGGCAATCCCACCACGGGTCGCACCAAGCCCACGGGCTGTCCCATCCTTGTTCGGGTTCAGCCATACAACAATCGGCATCACAACAAGCTTGCTCAACGTAGTTATCAGGACAGGATGGTTCACGCGGGTGTTGACATTCTGGTGAAAAAAGGACAAAAGTTTGGTATTCTCCATCGCAGTAGTCACTACTAGTAGTGTAACAATGACCGCAGCCTGATGCATGATATTCTGGGTTTTTGTCACAACACATGCCTCCATATTCATCGGGTAAATCACGGCCCCGTGGTTCGCCGTCACGGTCCTCATCAGGATTTCTTGGAGGGGGTAATTCTGGTGGTGTGGGAATCTCCGGGGGAGGCAAAGCACGATAACCTCCACCATCACCGTCACCTTGTGGTGTATATTGACAAGTACAACATGATCCGAATAAATCTTCAACTTCGCAAGGTTCAATATATACCATCTCTATTCTCCTCCACCCATATCAGAGCATGTAGGACAACACCAATTTCCTATGGCACTGCTATTGTTGTTATCACACCCCAAACATCTTCCTCGCCACTTTCCAACCAGTTTGGAACATTGCCAAGCATTCATATCCTCACAAGTACCATCTGAAAAACAACACGCGGCAATTGCAAGGCATTCATTATCTTCATAATCTGGGCCCATATTATCCCAAAATATTGGACCTTCACATTCATCTGGTTCATATGGTTCATCTTCATCGACAAGAAACTCTTCACATAAAAATTTCCAAAAGTCGTTATTACAACTTTTCAATTGAAGTTCTTCTGGTGTAATTGAGCCTATTGTGGCCGCGGCTATTGAGTATGTGCTTAATGGTTTTTGTGTGGCAGTCATCCCCCACACATCACTATCATAAACTACTATAACTCCACCTTTACCGTTTTCTTTATATACAATGGTGCAATCTTTACTGTCGCAACTTCCAACTAATGACTTTCCTTTATTGATGGGAATCAAACCAAACGCATTATTAGTATAAACTGAAAATGGTAATTTTCCATCTGTTGAGCCTTCTGGTTTTTTCTTAAATGGTCGTAGGGTTTTTTGACAACATGGTTTGATGCCAACTATAGCACCATCCTCATATATTGCTTCATTCTCATTTATCCGTTCACTATTCTCGGCATCACCAAATTCAAAAAATTCTTCTGGTCCTGCAATTCCTCCTGGACCGAATTCCCCCGTAGAACCATCTGCACAAAACTCAGCAAATAATTTTAATCTATCTGATATTGTCACACCATCCCAATTTTCCGATTCATATTCATCGAATACATTTTCAACATCACAAGGAATATTACAACCAGTAGATGTATAGTGTGGCTCTATTTTATTAAACTTTAAAGATTTAGAAAGACACCATGCATCTTCACCCATAACAACTAACTTACCACCAGACTGTACCCACTCTCTTGTCCATTGCCAATTTCCAAAGTCTTCATCGTTTTCGGGAGGCACGGTTGAAATTTTCTTACCACAATCAAGCCCCTCTCTCCAATAATTTCCAACATTACCAACAAAAGCAATACTATGACATCCAATGTTTTCTTCTGTGCAATGCATAGTACAATCGCCCTTTGGGACAAGTGGGCCTTCCCAATTTTCTATCCAATCTGCAAATACTTGAGGCGACCAAGGAAGAAATCCCATAGGAGATGCAAACTGATAATAGTGTGGTGGAATCATCGGGGGTTTACAGACACCGTAGAAACATGTGTTATCCGGCACTTGATTAGACCAGCAATATTCTCCCACATACAAATCATCTGGGCTCCATGGCAATGGTGCAAGTGGTTCATGGCCAGCATAAGTATGTGTTGATTCCCCTATTGCACAAACAGGGCAATTTCCACTTGTATTTTCGTATAAAAATTCATTACCATTACAAGGTTTATCACCACATCCACAACAACATATTCTATGTGTACTCATTATTATTCAATACAGCCGCATAATCCGTCATGTGCATTTGGAACATCAAAGAAGAAAATTTCTTCTGGCCCAAGATTTTCTGGTTCACCTTCACCACCATTATCATCGCTTGAACTTTCGTCCGATTCACTCCCGTCTGGACCAATACATTCTAACATATAAGCAGGAAGTCTGTACATTTGCACGACATGTTTATGAAAATGTATAGTTTCTTCGTGATCGTTTGCACATGGGTCATCACCAACTTTAAAGTAACCACCAACTGGCATCATTTGATATGCTTCTGGATAATCGTTGAAGTCATCGTCTGCAACATTTACTCCTGGTCCTACATATACATCATCTCCAATTTTTGTGTTTAACAATTCATTGATGTTATATGCTCCATTTGTCCATTGACTAGGGATTGATGGCTCTTCCCCATTATCACCTGTGTCCATAAAATGTTTTCCCTGTAATCCACAAGGAACTACAACAACCGAAAGAGGCGCGTCATCGCTTGATAATATTTCAGGTTCTTCATCCCCTTCTGTGCAATAACCGTTGATAGCGCCTGTTGGCCAAATTTCAACTTCTCTCCAAGAGTATTCGTATATGCCTCCTCTGTTTGGAGTTCCACCATCATCAGATATTAAAGCCGCATCATCAATTACTGCAAGGAATTGTTTTTTAATATCTTGCTTATCACAACAGATTGAATGCCTATATACATTCCATTTTTCTTTTAAGTTTTTAATTCGTAGAAATTCTTTGTAATTTTCTTCCGATGGTTTTATAATTTTTTTATATACTTTTTCTAAGTCTGCTATTGAATAATTGCAAAAGTCGCCCTGCGATTGCCAATATATACTATTACTTTTACCACGGTTTCCCTGTTCTAATCTACTTGTAATGAAATCGTATGATTTGGGATTTGGGTCGTTTAGATATGGAGAGAAATATCCATAGATGTCATTATCGTGTCTATACAATCTATTTTTTTGTGGATTTTCTTTATCAAGACTTGTATCAATTTCATCTGAAATAATTTTATACTCTTCTATTGTGTTCCATTCTTCCCAATCTCTATGATAATCATAATCAATAATTTTAGAGGGATGTTGAGAACTAGAATCGAGATAATCCACATAGGGGTCTGAATAATTTGGTTCAGTGTGTTCATAATAAGAAGAATATACCCCATCTTGCCAATTTCCAAGATGATCATATCCTCGACTTTCCTTCTGATATAAAATTTTCGGGTCGCCTTTTCCTTCCAAATACTTTAACTGAGTTGTACCATCACTCCTTTGATAGACATGCGGTGTAGTAAGGTCTGGAGCGCCTTCAGACGATTTTGGAATTTTTGTATCTTCAATCATTTTATTAACTGATTTGAAATGATACCCATCCCAATCTGCCCAAAACAAAAAATTGCTATGCTTCATGTCTTCGGTTATAGAATTTTCTGCTAGATTTGTCATCGTTTGCATTAATGACATCGTGTTTGTTGATTTTCCCCACGGATATAGATTTGGGTGGGCTTTTAACCAAATTGAATTGTGTGTGCCTTCAATATCCATTTCGTTTTGTGCTTTACTGTATTTTGTTGCTTCGGGATTGAAATATTTGTCTGCTAATTCACCGACTAAATCTTTTAGGTCTTCTTCCCCTCTAGAATGACTCGCTCCAGACTTTGTTTGTGATCGTCCTTTTGCAATTTTAAGAAAACGGTCTTCATCCACATATCCAGCCTTTTCTTGCCAATCTGGAATGTCAAGATACATGGGTTCACAGGAAACGAAATGAATTTTCCATTGAACCCTCTTTGATGCACCACCATAAGCGGCATCACTTGTAGCGGCATTGGCTATTTTATGAATATCATTGACACAAAATTCTAATTTATGATCTGAATTTGGAATAGTAAGATTTTCTATTTCTATATAAACAGTTTCATTATGGCCAGTGACTATAAACTTATCCATAAAATCGCCTAATTCTTTTACTGTCATGTTTCCAACCACAGAAGAGGAAAATATACTTTCTTGTATTGTTAAATCTAATAAATACCCTCCAATATTATCATCACAACCAATAAGACAAAATTCTTCACCCCCCTTAATCTTTTTAATGATAAGTTTGGTTATGGCCGCTTCAAATCCCCTTGCATGTGTCATTGGCATAATAAAATTCTCCTAACCGTTGAGGGTTATATATTTTGTTGTTCCTGGAGGAACAGCTCCACCAATAAGGACATTAAATTCTTTTACAATTTGTCTTACTACACTAGGCTTAACAAGTTTAATTACTCTTCTATCATCATTAATACGAATAAGGTCTGCACCACTACTAACCACATTAATATATGATGGAACATTATCATCGGGAGAAATGTATTGATATAGAAGGCAACCAGTATATCCACAGAGATTTTGGCCCACACTCAAATAAAAGTCCCCGCTTGCTCCCGATCCATTGGCAGTAGAATAAGGATTCAATCTATCACCCTTATATTCAAAATATTCTAGTCCATTTTTAATAGAATCTTTCTTACGAACAATTCCAAAAGTAGAACCAGCAGTGTTACAAAAAGGTCCGTTAGGAACAGGTATTTTGCCAGCGACGTTGTATCCAGCAGTAGGACCTAAAATTTGCGCGCAAGCTGTAGAACCAATACTCTGTCTTGCACAAGCAGTATATCCAAACCCATCAACCTTTACATATTCATCTCCGTTTCTTCTATAAATATAGAATTCATCATTCTCATCAAGTTTTGTATCACTTGCTTTTTGGTTCTTTACATCAAACTTATGCAAAAAGGAATCATGACTATCAATCACACCATATATGTTTATGTCTATTGAACCATCAGCAGTTACATCTCTCTTTACTATGATATCGTCCTTTTGAATATCAAGTGTTTCCGTTGTGTAGTAACTATTCCCATCTAGAAAATCATCAAACTGTCTGGTAATATCGGTGACACTTTTTGGCCATTCGTTTTGGACATCTAAAATGTTGTTTACTAATAAAACGACCCACCAAAGATTTTCATCACCATATGCTTCAAATGCAATTCTCTCTGGAGTATCTCCATCATTGATGGTGTATATTTTATAATTCTCTCCATTTTTCATGGTTTCTTCTGTGAGTGAAACTCTACGAAAGATATCCTGCATCTCTCTAGTAAAGGTGCCGTTTTCGTTTATAAAGTCATATTCTATTTTTGGATAATTTTCAAACATTATTTTTTCTCACTTATGGGTCTGATGCGGCTCCAACATTACCTTTTTTGTCTTTTCCCTTACCTCCAAAGAACTTATTATCTTCGTCTTGGGCCCAACTGTACGGTATAATAGCATCATGGTTTTTGTTACCAAGTACTTGGTCTACTTCTAAGAAACTAAGTTTTAATGTGGTTATAAGTGGCCAGCCACTCATCGTTGGAACTTGAATAGCATCTGTTGCAGATGTGGGGGATATTGATACATTTACAAGAACAGAAGTAAATGGATCCATGTTCCAACGCCACGCGTTATGCCCTGCTTTCATGATGGATGGATGGGTGTCACTTTCATGCTGGGCCAGTCTGATCCCATATTTTCTTTTGATAAAGTCACTTGCCCCCTTTGGAAGTCCAAAGATATTATTGGGCTCCACATATCTATCGAAATCCTTTAAATTCCCAGCAGTTGAATTCGGAAGATAAGATATCCACCACATTGGTGGCGGCAGCACTGTATTATCTGCTACTCGGAGCCCGTCTCCCATTCTTCCATATACAGATGCTTGAAATGACCTGCAAATCTCTGCTATATTTTTACCTTCTTCTGCCGTACCACTACGATTTAATAAAGTATATGAATAATGCCTTTGTCTTAATACAGGTCCTTTATATCCAGCGTTACTTACTTCCATATTCACAGTTTCTTGTGAATAGGTAACATCCATCCAGTCCCAAATATCAGCGAAAAAGTCCACCACTTGGTCCACTAGACCCGTATCCGCATCTGTACGATTAAGATAGTCATTACTATTGTTGGTGTCCCACGTTGATGTTTCGGTAGAAACACTATTCACATATGGTAAAGTTATATTATGTACCATTGCATGACCACCACCACCACTAGTCTTTTCAGACCTGCTGTCCACATAAAGTTCAAAAGGTTGAGCATAGAAGTTTAAAAATCCTCCTATCTCACCTACGGTAGTTGCATGTTTGCCTTCTGGCCAAGTTGCTGTCGTCATTGGACATTTTCCTTTAGATATTATTAGTTCGCGACAATATATTTATACATACAATCTAGAAGATTCTAAAATATATATGGCATATAAAACAAAATATAAAATAAACAATGAAGAGAAATATATTGGAAACCCATCAAATATCATTTGTCGCTCTTTGTGGGAAAGAAGAGTATGTAAGTATCTTGATGAAAATATGAATGTTTTGAAATGGGGAAGTGAAGAACTACCAATACCGTATTATTCACCAATAGATAAGAAAAATCACAAATATTTTCCTGATTTCATTGCAAAGATAAAAAACAAGAATGGAAACACCAAAACAGTGATTATTGAAGTAAAACCAAAAAAACAAACACAACCACCGAAAAAACCAAAAAGAAAGACAAAAAACTACATAAACGAATGCGTTATCTATACAATAAATGAAGCAAAATGGAATGCCGCTAATAAATTTTGTAAAACTAGGGCTTGGAGCTTTATAATTTTGACAGAAGACGATATTCTTATATAAATAATAATATGGCATCAATATCACAATTTAGAGGCACATATAAAGATGGATTTTCTAGGGCCAATCGGTTCGCTGTATATTGGGACGGAGTGCAAGTATTTGCAGAATCAGTAACCTTACCATCAAAAACAGTAACCACTTTTGCATATAACCTTTTTGGTCCAATAATACATTATCCATACAGAGAGACATTTAACGACAATATTGTATTGACTTTTCTAGAACATCCATCGGGATTTCCGCGGAAACTATCCGAATACCATGCGGGCCAGACCATTTGGAATGGGAAGGCGTCTCCGGGGAATGTAGAAACAACAGCGAATAACCTAACTATTCAGCAATTAAGTCAAAGTGGCACGCCAACAATGACATACAAAATATATGGCGCATATCCAATTTCCATAGTTCCTGTAAATATGGGACATGCAATGAATAATGAAATCACAAAAACTCAAGTTATGATTAAATATTATAGATATAAAGTAGAATAATTTTAACAAAAAAAGGAATAAAAATTATGAGTATAGTAGAAATGCTTCAAGAAGCAACCCCAAAATATGAATTGACCCTACCCTCAAATGGAGAAAAGAAGTCGTTTAGACCATTTCTCGTAAAGGAAGAAAAGATTCTTTTAATGGCAAAAGAATCTTCTGATGAACTAACGGTAATGCATGCCGTTAGGGATTTAATTAAATCATGTGTAGATATACAAAACATTGAACAACTACCAATGTTTGATATTGAATATATTTATTTACAACTTCGTGCAAAATCTATAGGTGAAATGTTGACTCCTACTTATGGTTTTCCAAATAGTGATGAAAAAATTAAACTTAATATTAATATCGATGATATAAAGGTTGAGTTTGACGAAAAACACACGAACGAGATAGCAATAACAGACGATATTATTATCACGATGAACTATCCTACTATTAAAATATTAGAAAGAATAAAAAACACTAAAGGAGCAGAAGCAATTCCACTGTTCAATCTTATTATTCATTGTATTGATGAAATTACAACAAAAGAAGAGACATTAAATAAAAATATGCTTTCTATTCCAGAATTAACAGAATTTGTTAGCAATTTTACAAAAGATCAATACGAAAAGGTGGTACATTTTTTCGCAACATCTCCAAAATTAGAATATAAAGATACAATCAAAACAAAAAACGGAAAAGAAAAAGAAATAGTACTGAAGGGATTACTCGATTTTTTCAAATCGGGCTCAGCCATTTGAGCCTGTACGGATATTATACTCTCAATTTTCAACTAATGCAACACCACAATTACAGTCTAACAGAAATAGAATCCATGATTCCGTGGGAAAAAGAGATTTATGTTACACA